TAGCATCGACGGCCATCACGATGGCCAGATCCGGTACCTCTGTCCTAATCCTGACGAGGCTCTGGAGCATGTGCGGGACGCGCTCCTCCGCAACAAACGACTTGACCCTATCCTGGAAGGAAATAAATCTCTCCGGTAGCGTCCTGGGATCGTGACCCTTCTCTCCAAGCAGCTCTATAACTTTAAGAGGATCCGGGACAAACCTGTAGCCGCTCTCGACGGGAACGACGTAGCCCGAGCTGAAATACCACACCTGCCCGGTGACCAGCTTACTCTCCAAGTTAAATAAGCTCGACATTCGTGACACGACATCGGCCTTGTTCAGGCCCCTGGCTATCCACACTAGGTTGTCGTCCCCTTTTGCTATCATCAGTATCAAGTTACTAGGCCCTACGCACTCCATAGCCGACACCATGTTATAGACTATGTTACCCAGCATAGTCTGCGGCGCTCCCGACTTCATCTGATACGATGATATAAACATGAGACCCAATGCTTTACTCGATACTTTTCCCACATAAGAGTCGCGGAATATCTCGTAGACACCCGGGTCCAGGCCTAGCCGTATCATCAGCAGAGCCTCTACCATCCTGGCTAGCAGACCCTGGGACTTGTCGTACTTGGACGAGTCGATCTCGATACACTCTAAACCCTGGAACCTCGGTCCCATTCTCGTGAGCCAGGCAGATATGTCGTCGTCGGACATGCGACCTGCACTTTTGATCTCTGGTCTCAAGGCGCTCTCAAACCTTTCAAACATTCTCCTAAATATGCTGGTAAAGGGCGCGGTGTCCTTCTTGGGAAGACTCACTATAACTTGTGGCTGTGATATCTCAAACTGCGCAGCCGTACTCAACTTGGGTTTAATTCTCTTTTTAACTATAGTGTCAAACTTCTCGAGGTTGAGTTCTACCAAGTCCTCAGGGCACTCTGCTTCCAACGCAGACAAATAGGATTTATCCCTTGTGGCTCTCCACTCCAGGTAGTCATCGACATTAAAGGTAATAGGGTCTTTTCGGTAAGAAGCTCCCAACGTCTCATCAAACTTCGGATCGAAAGCAAACTTGACGAACTTATCTACGAGGTACTCTGCATATGCCCAGGGGTCATTCTGCATCTGCAAATCCGGAGGATTAAAGTTTCGCTTGGCAGAGGCCATAATGGCGTCAACTAATGGAG